TCGAAACCTAAGAACGAGTTGATGTCTCCTTGAGCTAGAGCTTTCACAGTATTAAAATCGCTAGATTTTACTTCTGTTGTCGCTAATAGATCTTGGATCTGTTTTGGACCACAAACAAAGTATCTTTTTAAAGATGGATCTACATCGCCATTGTCAAAGAAAAACTTAGTTTCTAATAACTTAGCAATAGTTAATCCGTCTGTTTGTTGTGCAGTTGAGAATTTAGATGAGCTTGGTAAAGCCACCGCAGTTCCACCAGCAACGCCAGTATCTGCAGATCCTCCTAACGCAGCAATTATCTGATCGTCAATCGTTCTATTCATAGCTGCAGCTGCTGCTTTAGCGTATGTAGAAGTTGGATCAACAAGCATTCTTACCTTGTCAAGATCATCTATTAAATCAGCCCATTCAAAATCTGAAAGGCTAACTCGTCTTCTGCTGTGCGGTGTATTCACTTGAGGAGTTGCACCATGTCTAGTAGTTCTAGCCACAGCTGCTGTTGCTCCGATTTGATCGAAGAACGCATTTTTTCCTCTTACAGTTTCAACATCCACAGCACCTCTTAGCTTACTCCCCATTTGTTGAGAAAGCATACTTACATTTGAAGAATATTGTTCTACAAATGCTGTAGTGATTTGAGTTGACATATTTGTCTCCCTCTATTGTTAGTGTTGTTGTTTATGTTAAAACGGATGATTATCCTTGCGGGTCGCTCCTCGGTTTTAGATCTCATGGATCTTAGTCTTTCCTAATGTCAATCGGGGTCAGATGATTATCCCGATATTTCAGCTATACAGTTTGTTTTTGTTCCCGTAAAGCTAAAACTTCTGCAACAGCGTCTTGATGACCTGGATGGTTTTTATCCCAATACGCAGATCCTGGAGCTGTTAAACTATTTATTTCTTTGTCTATTTGTTTAGGAGTTTGCATAATTGGTCCATCTCCTTGAACAATTTTGTCTTCTCCCATTCTTTCAGCAAGCATTGCAAATGCTTTTATGACAGCTGGATTATCTCCAATCTTAGTTCCATCTTCCATATTCATACTCATAAATCCTGGAGGGAATACAGATGAAACTACATTGTTAGCAGCTGCAATTTTTTGATCGTATGCTTGACCCCACTCTGTTTTTAATTCAGTAGTAGCTTTATTTCTAGCTGCCTCTGCAATACTATTTGCAGCAGACAATTCTTGACCAATCATATCATTATAAAATTTTACAACTCCGTCAGCTTGTCCAGGTAATAAACCTAGCTTATGCGCTTGTTGTGCAAAACCTTTTAATGCTGCCTCATCGACAGTTTTATCTTCTGGTAAATTAAACTTATATTCATCAGCAGATTTTGGTCTTCCAAGTTTTTCATAAACTTTATTCCAATCTTCTTCTGTTGCATATTTATTAGGTACTGGAATTTTATCTGCACCTACTAATCTTTGCGCATGAACATAACCTTTAGCTAAACTTTCTATATCAGAAATATTCTCTAAAGATTTTTCGTTTCTTATCTCATCAGAAAGACTAGCTTTCCAATCAGTATTTTGTGTTGGAGTATTTGTATCTCCAGACAGCGCGGGAGCTTGTTCCGTTGCTGCTACCTCTTGATTTTCACTCGACATTGTTATTTCTCCTTTTTGTTGAGCATATTATTTATAAAAAGAACAACAGCTCGTTGTCCCTCTCTAAATGCAGTATCGTGACTATCTCCTTGAACAAAAGTAGTTGAATTAAAACTGCATCTCTTTTTAAGATCTTCAAGCACTAATTGACCGCTCTCTGATCCAAAAGTCGTTTTGTAGTTGATAGATAATTGTTTTATATCTTTCTCATTCACTTAATAACCCCGCTTTCAAAGCTGGAGCGATTTTACCAGCACTCTCAGCTACTTGTTGAGCTTGCTGTAATTCAGCTTGCTCGATTTGTTGTTGCTGCTTTTGTTGCTGGATTTCTTGTACTTCTGCCTTAGATCTCATCACTTTAGCTGGTAAGCCTAATACATCTTTAATATGATCTACTAAACCATCAACATCTAAGTAATCAAATACTGGAGCTACATTTTGCAATGAACCAAATATTTCTATACCTCTCATCACAGATGAAAGCTCTTGTGTCTTTTGAGCTTTAGCTAATGGAGATACATATTCAATTTCTACATCTTGATCTGCTACAGTTTCTGGTGGTTGTGGAAACTTACCATTTTTAAATAACAGATTAAAAGATCTAGTAATTAATGGCTGCAATAATTCAGATTGTAATCTGCCTAATACTGGACCAAGTAATCTCATCTTTTCTTCAGTACGCTGCATAACTTCTGTAGCTGTCATATTTACACCCTGGATCATCATCAGTTGGTCAACAAAAAAGTTTTCTCTAATAGCTTTTCTTCTTTGTTCTTCCATTTGTAATCCTATTGGATTGTTTGCTCCAATGTTTAATGGTTCTATTCTTTCTCTAGTACCAGATCTGTAGAAGTTTAATCCTCCAGGTACAGTTCTAACTGGTAAAACAAAACCATCATCTGGAACCATTAATGGTGGGTCGATTTGTTTTTGTGCAGCTTTGATTGTAGTTTTGCACATTGTATTTAACATTTTAACATCTGGCAGCGCATTCATCGCTGGAGATCTTCCATATATTTCATTGCTGCTAGATTTTAAATATCTAGGCACTACATACGGAAACTCTCTAAATCCACTCTCTCTTAAAATTATTCCGCTTTCTTCGTGGACATGACAAGATATAAAATCCATATTCTTATTGCTTTCATATCCCATCGGCATATCTGATTGAGATACAGAATGAATAATAGTTGTTTCATCGTATGGATTATCTTGAATTTTTTTAACTACAGATTGCGGTAGCTGTGCATCTGGATACATAGCTGGTATATTTTTATTTTTAATTTGAAATTTTCTAACCAGGCAATCCACCATGCCTTTTTCATTTTCAGTTATATATATTTCTGAGATATGAATAGTTTTAAATCTTAAATCATCTTTAACATCATCTGTAATAAACATTGCAGATGTACCAAATGCTAGCAGCTCATGGTATAATTCAAAAATTTCTTGTTGAAAGTTAGATCTTTGAAATACTTGCTGCATAATATTTGCGCAGCTCTCTAACCATTCTTTTGCCTCGTCATCCTGGTTCATCATCTCAGATCTGTATTTTAAAACAAACCATGGAGATATAGTATTTGTTAGCATTCCATTTAAAGATGCAGATAATAACTCGAGAGCATGGGTTGCAGTTCCGTCATATATTTGGTCATGCCTTTTGTCTCCTCTGGTTCTCTTTAATGTAATGTTAGATTTTCTTGGTAAAAAATAATTAGCAACATCTTGCCAATGGTCTTCCCATGTAGATCTTTGCGCTCTTAGCGTTTGATACTTATCTAGTATCGCTTTGGCTTTTTTATCTATTGCCATCTATCCTCCTAATAAAGTTCTTTTAGATGTTGTTAATTTATTGTCTCCTAAACCTTTAGCTCCAGTTAATATTGTGCTGGATCTACCTTTTCCTCTAGCCATATCAGTTTTAGATACAGCGGTTGCTTGCGAAACTTCTGGTTTCGTTGGAGCCACAACTACGGGAGCTGCGGGTGGTGGTGCTGGCGGTTTTGGTCTTGAAATTACTCCTCCCATATTATCCTCCTAATAAAGTTTTCTTTGTTATCTTACTATCGTCATCCTCTAAGCCATCAGCTCCAGTAAGAATAGTTGATGATCTTCCAGTTCTTTGATTTCTTAATCTAGCTCTCTTCCTTGCAGCGTCTTCTTCCCTTTGCGCATCATCATACTTTGGCGGCTCGGGTAAAGGTTTCACTTCTGGAATAGGTGGCATCGCTGGTATCTTTGGTTTTAAAAATCCCATGTCATTCTCCGTGTATTGAATATTCGTTTAAAGTTAAAGTTTGTTTTGGTCTATTTTTTTCTGGTAAATCATTTAAAGATATTGCCATATACCTCACGCTATCTACTGCATGACTAGACCAATCCTTAACTGGTTTATTCGAAAACATTTTAATTTTTTCATTATACTTTCGATGATACTGTCTCAGCGCATCTATTAATGGTTTTGTATTCTCGATGTCAAACCAACATCTAGGTAAAACCATTTTTGTACTGTGGATCCCATCCTCTAAAGATAACTTAGGTAAAATTCTAAACCTAACTCCCAACTGATAAGCTACATCTAATCTGGTCTTACCCGTTGAAAATTCTGTGACTTCTATATCGTGTGGAGCATAATGCTCTCCATAAATATAATCTTTATCTTTTATAACCTGGACATAGTGTGGAAGACCCTCTCTGTTATTTTCGTAATAATCAATAACTAAAATAGAGTTTCCTAACTTTTGAAAAAAAACAATTGCTGTACTATCATCAACTCCTAGATCCCAGGCTGTATGAACCTCCAGGCTAGGATCATAAGCTATTCTAGTTAATTGTTTTCTGTCTTCTAAATTTTTAATTATATCTCCGTAGATGGATCCCTCAATATTCGCAATCCAATCACACTCAAATTCTTGCCTATACTTTGTATCTCCCATTTGAGCTTTGGCTGCATCTAACTCTTCCTGGTCAATAATATTTGTTTCAGATGCCTTAGCTATATAAGTCATCCATTTATCATCGCCTAATGCGTATTGGTATAATTCATAAAATAAATTACCCATCCCCGCTGGAGTACCAATAAAATAACAAAAACCTTTTCTATCAGACAATGCGGGTCTTATTATTTCATTCCATAACTTCGGTTCTATTTGCGCTGTCTCATCTATGCAAACTCCGTCAAGAAATAATCCTCTTAAACTATCCCCCGCCTCACTAGATAATAAAGTTATTCTAGCTCCGTTAGGTAAATCGCATCTAAGCTCTGTCTCATTAAAAGTTGTGCCTGGTATTGGTCCAGCAAACATTTTTAAATAATCAAATGCAATTGCTTTCGCTTGCTTATAAGTTGGAGCTATATAAGCGTACCGCGGATTTTTTAGCGGGTTCTGTAATGCGGCTCTTATTAGGTGGTTGAGCATACAGACAGTTTTGCCAAATCTTCTATGACAACTTAACACCGCAAATCTATATTGAGATAGCTGGTTGTGCAGCTCCGCTTGTAAGGGTCGCGGTGTATAAGGTATTTCAACTTTCATTATAAAATCGCTAATACAACAATGACTACTGCAATTACTGCACAGATTGTTTTATGTTCTTTAACAATATGTGGAATATGATCTTTCAGTTTCATTAATCCTCCTAATGTATTGTTGGTAAATCAAAAATGTCTCGAATAGATTTATATTCGATGCCGCTGTTCTTCATTAATTTTTTTACAAACTTGTGAGCGTGCTGCTCATCCTCAAATCCGTTTAGGTGTATTACCAATCCGTTAGTGTCTTCGTTGGTAAAAACCATAGCTGTTATTAAACTATCTGTATATTTGTTATGTGCCATTATGCTTTCTTATTATTTTTTACAAAATTTCTAGCTGCGGCTACCGAGCTAAATCCCCACTTCTTGAGAGCCAGAGCTTTTCTAGTAGGCTTACCTTTGTCATCTTTCATTGCGCCTTTCATGCCAGCAAACCTTGCAGCAAAGCTAACTCTTCGTGGGTTCTTACCAGCCTTAACTGGTGGTTTTAAATTAGATCCATCTTTATTTTTAAAATATTTTCTCCCCGCCTCAGTTAATCCTCCAGTTTTGCTTTTGTGTTCTTTTCTCATAGTGTGTGTGTGTTTGTGTCTGAAATTCCCAAGTTATATATTTTTAAAAAATGCGGCTGCAAATGCGGGTGTACCCCCTTTGTTCCGCGTGATTTTATTCTTTTTATATGCAGATCCGCGAGCCTGGCAGCTCTTACTACTGCTTTACTACTGATCTGCTTTAATTAATGTTGATTATCAAGAGATGATGTCAGTATTTATAGCTGTCATCCTGGTTCCGAACTCCATAACGCGCACCCGAGAACCATGGATGACACCACCAAGAACGAACTTTAGTAGTGTCAACCAGGATTAAGATCTAGTTTAAATTATTTTTAACAAGGCAATGAGCATATAACTTGTTAGCATAACCCGCCAACTTGCCATTGATCTCATCTTGTTTAGCTTTATGAGCTGCTCTCTCTTCATCGCTCCAAGCTGTTGAATTAACAAATTCAATTTTTACATTCTCCATTGATTTGCTAAATGCTTTAATTCTGCAAAGCTGTTTCTTTTGTAAAGTGTTGAGCTGATTGTAATCAACTTTTGTCAACCAGTTTTCTACATCTTTAGCAGCATCACATTTGCTTAATCCAAAATAATCAACATAACCATTGCTGTCATCTTGAGTTAAAACAAACGCAGCTCCATAAGTAGAAGTTTTAACAGCACACCACTTATTGTTTTTTGGATTTAAAGTTTGATAACAAAATCTGTCGCCTTTGTTATTTGTCTCAATCCAATAAGCTCTTTTAGTTTTGAGCTTGAAACCCCAAGGATAGTTGTTAACGACAACTGCTGTCTCGAAGTTTTTTGCGTTGTAGATGTTTTTTTTTGTCATTACTAATCAATAAACTAGCATTGACACTATGTCAAGATAAGAATGCACATCTGGCAATTTTTTTTATAGATCCAGAATGCGACCCCTTTTTCTTTCTTTATACTTTCTTTCTTTTTGGCTTTTGCTTTCTTTCATCAGCCGACTTTATGATCCCCATCATTTCCAGGTAGCTTTTGAACAGATGTACTTGCCAACGGATCCACAATATTTTTAATTTCTTTAATATCATTTTTAGGCTCTCCCCAACTTATGATTAAATGATTATCAATTTTTTGTTGCACTTGTGATTTGTCTCCAAATGTTGTGCTTGCTAATTTAGTTGCTAGCCATCTGATATGGCTCCACTTCTCTCTTAAAAAATGAGTTTCTTGTGGTGTCTTTGGGATCTGCATATCTTCTGCAATCTTATCCAACAAAGTCCAAACACCAGTTTGTCTAGCTGCCATAACTTTATCTCTTAACTTCTCATCGTTTCTACAATGTTTATAAACTGTAGATACATCAGGCATCTTCTTATCTTTGCAAATAGTCGAGAGCGGTTCTCCTAGCTCTAGTCTTTCGCATATCTTTTCAATTTGATCCATTCTATTAATTCTTGATCTGTTTTATTTTTAAAATTTTTTAAATTTTTTATTGCTTTTAATTTACCATCCAAGGATTTTGGTCCAGTAGATGCTCCACCATGAAACTTGCAGCGATACTTGCCAGAAGTTTTCTGGAAATAACCTTTGCATCTGCATTGCTTAGTGTAATTAGAGCCTCGAGTAAAGCTCTCGCATTGGATCTTATGAAGAGGTTTTCCAACCATAAAAACACACTACTT